TGTTAACTTTAGCATTTGTACCTGCTATAGTATGTTGGTGCCAAGCTAGAACTTCTTGAGCTCTATAATAAGTAAATCCTATTAATTTTCCATCTCCTCTTCTTATCCATAAAACCATATTAGGATAAGTTTGAAAATAAGCTTCTTCAAAATTACCAAATCCTAAATGTTCTGATAACACCGACATATCAGGACTTGTAAATGAATCATAATCAATATTATAAGCAAATTCTCTTAAACGTTTTTTATTCTTACCTATATATAAAGTTGATTTAGAAGCTGGTATAACTCTCTTATCAGCAGCTCCATCTTTTGTTTCATTAACAACTTGAACAGTAGTAGCAGTTAATCCTTGAGTTGCAGAACCTGACGATAGATTAAATGTTCCATCCTTTGTAAATAAGTGTAAATATCTTCCACCGTACATTCCAGTTATTTGGTTTACCTGGTCTGTTGATAAAGTAAATGTAAGTGAGTTATCAGCATTAACAGTAGCATCTCTATCAGTAGGACTATATGTATCAAAATCACTTGTTGATGAACCCCACACTGTATTTGGATGTGTACTTGTATTTGCATAAAATAATCTTTCTTCAAAGAAAGTAACTTTAGTAGGATAATTTCCTGTATAAAATGCTCCTAATCTCCAATCTTTTGTAGCATTACCAGAACCACTATTTTCAATTTCAAAGTCTGCGTGAACTGTAGCAGTAACCTGTGTTCCAGAAGTGTAACCAGTAATTTCTGCAGCTCCCCATTTATCTGGGCTTTTCATTCTTATCCATCTTCCAACATCATTAGCAGTAAAAATACTTGAGCTTGCTGTAACTGTTACTGATCCTGTAGTACCACTTGCATACACAGTTGTCGAAGTAATATTTGTATTATTATATGGACCATCAACAAAATCTACATCTGATATTGTCCAAGCTGTATGTCCTGTTCTAGATAATTTTCTAGGAGGATGTGATTCATGAACAATATATAATACATCAGCAGATTGAACAAATTCTAGTGCATCAACTTGTGCTGCTGTATAAGTAGTAGATATTTCATAAGGAGTAGTACCACCTGATACAATAATACCCTCATCTTTATAAAATCTAATATAGTTATGACCAAATTCTAATACATAAGCTTGTGTTTTAGAAAATACAAAAGGAATTAATCTAGCTCCTGAATTAGAACCTGTGGATGTTTTAATCTCTCTTATAAATCTTGTACCAGGTCTTTTAGTAAGACCACCATGCATTAATACAATAAAATTATTTATTAAGGAAGCACCATTATAGTACTTATCCATGTCGATACGACCGTTTAATCTTGGACTGAGCTCTCCTGAAGTGAAGTTTGTAAGTATTGGTGAAGAATCTGCCATGTCATTTTACGTCGTATATTTATTCCATCTGTGATCACTTAAGTTAGAACCTACTGTTCTTGAATCTAACCAGAAATCTGCGACTATACCCTCCGGTGTACCCTCAACTGCATCAGCACTTCTTGCAGAAGCAAGTTTTTCATAATATAATTTGTACATCATATCTAATGTTTTAGGGTCTTGTAATAATGGCATAGCTAAATTTGCAGCCAATTTAATAGCTAAAACATCAACTAATAATGGATCGTAGGTATTTATTGTTTCATTTCTAAATATATATGTACATTTAAACGTATCAGTTTCAGTAACTAGTTTATCACCTTCGATTTTATATTCTACTTGATCATCTTCAGGTTTAACTATTCTTATCCAGTCAGCTGGTAATTGAAATTCAGAAGTGAAATAATAAGCTGGTGTATTTGAAGTCTTTGCTAACGAAGCTCTTTTTATACAGCAATTCCAAGGATGTTGTCTAAATAATGCATCTCTAGTATCATCAAATAACTCATTAGCGAAACGAGCAGATTTAGTGTCTTCTGTTAATGAAGATATAAATTCTGCACCTAATAAGCCTAATGCTCTGTTTACAATATTTATCTTTGTCGTCGCCATAATAATTTTTTTCCTTATTAACTAAAGGGGCCGCAATAGCTAAGCCCCTTCAGCCTGAGTTTATTAGTCTACTACATACATGATGTAGCCTACTAGATCGTCGCCTGCTGCGATAGCACCTGGAGATGTCGCTCTGATAACAACTCCACCTTGACTTTCGAAAAGGTAAGTTCCACCAGTTGCAGTAGTGTTGGCACCAAAATTTTGGTAACCAGCAGTTTCTACGTTTAATCCATCTACAAGACCATCTACATCAGCAGCTACGCTTGTGCCGTCTGTGTTAGTGTAAGCGTCCCATCCTAAATCTAATGTTGCACCGCCAGTCGTCCAGTTGCAATAAGCATTT